CAAAAAAATCCTACTTCTGAAACTAAAACGATTGGTGAGTAATGGATTATTTTTTGGTATTGGGTTTTGTGGTTTTATGTTTAGGCATAACGCTTAAATATACAAATCCAGTAAAATACAATGAAATAAAACAAAATATTCTTAATTGGACAAAAGAATAATATATAATTTACTATTATGGCAGATACATTTACTACTAATCTAAATTTAACTAAACCTGAAGTTGGTGCAAGTACATCAACCTGGGGTGGAAAAATAAACGCTGACTTAGATACCGTTGATGGTATTTTTGTTAGTAATGGCACAGGTACAAGCGTGGGCCTTAATGTTGGCTCTGGTAAAACTCTTACAGTCGGTGGCACATTAGATGTTAATGGCACATTAGATTGTGAAGGTGGAAATATAGATGGTACTGTAATTGGTGCTTCGACAGCTGCTGCTGCAACTTTTACTACAATAAATTCATCTGGATTAGCAACACTAACCAGTATTAGTTCTTCAGGTACATCAACTTTAGCAACAGTAGATATTAATGCTGGCGCAATTGATGGCACTACCATAGGTGCAAGTTCTGCTACAACAGGAGCTTTTACAACTGTTACAGCATCAAGCACAGTTACCGCAGCCAGTCACATTAATACAACTAGCGGACAATTCCAATTAAATGGCACAAATATATTTAATAAAATATATCCAGTAGGATCTATTTATATAAATGCTAGTAATAGCACTAATCCTGGCACTTTGTTAGGTTTTGGTACATGGGCAGCTTTTGGTGCTGGTAAAGTCCCTGTTGGTATAGATTCATCTGATACAGATTTTGATACTGCTGAAGAAACAGGCGGTGCAAAAACACATACATTAACTGAAAGTGAAATACCATCACACCAACATTTACTTTTCAAAAATGTAGGAGTTGGGAATATTGGCGATACCACAGCTAGTCTTTCTGCAGCACATTTTTATGCTAATGGATCACAAAGTTATAGAATTAGAAAATCTGGAAGCACTTACTCAGAACCAGATCTTGCTTTGTCAAGCACAGTAGGTAGTGATACTGCTCACAACAACGTACAACCTTACATAGTCGTTTATATGTGGAAAAGAACGGCTTAATTTTAGAGATAAGCTATGGCTTTACTACCAATAACACCGCCAGCAGGAATCATAAAAAATGGCACAGATTACGCAAACAAAGGTCGTTGGGTAGATGGCGATTTAGTTCGTTTTGAAAATGGTTATTTAAAACCTTTAGGTGGTTGGACATACTTTCGTGAAAAACCTATCGGTACTTTTTTTGTTGGTACAGTAACTACTGCATCATCAAGTGCTAATATTACAATTACTACCACAGTTGCACATGGTTTAGCTGTTGGCAATACTATTGTGTTAGAAGGTTTTGCTGCAACAGGTGGCATTACTGCTACTGAAATAAATGAAACATTTACGATTGCTAGTGTGCCATCGACTACGACATTTACTGTCGCTACTGCTGGCTCTGGAACATCAGCTGCAACCTCATCATCATCTAGGGTTATTCAACCAGCAACACCAATTGGTATGTATTCTTATAAAGCTAATAATGGTGAAGAAATTTTAGCAATTGGGACAAGAAGCGGTGTTAATGTTTTTTATAATGATGTTTGGTATGACATAACACCAGCTGGATTTTCAGGTGACGATGTTATAACTTCTACAGGTTATGGTGCTTATCACTATGGTGTTGAAGATTATGGTGATGAAAGAAGCACCTCCGCATTAAACTTTGATACTAAATCTTTTTCTTTTGATAACTGGGGTGAACACTTAGTATTTTGTTTTGCTGGGGATGGCAAAATTTATCAATGGCGACCTGATGCTGGATCTGGTAGTCCAGATACTATAGCTACTGCAATTACTAATGCACCAACTGGTTGTCAAGCAGTTATTGTTAGTAATGAAAGACATTTAATTGCTATTGGTGCTGGTGGTGATCCAAGAAAAATAGCTTGGTCAGAACGAGAAAACAATACCAATTGGACAGCTTCAGCAATTAACTCTGCTGGTGATTTGCAAATACCTACAGGTGGTAAAGCTAATTACGCTGTTAAATACAAAAATGATATTATTATATTTACTGATGTTGGGATTAATAAATTATCTTATGTTGGCAATCCATTTGTATATGGTATTCAAGATGCTGGAACAAATTGTAAAGCAATTAGTTCTAGGTCAATTGTTTCATCTGGTGACTTTTTATCATGGATTAGTGAAAATTCTTTCTTTACATATAATGGCATTGTTAAAGAATTAAAATCTGATGTGCATGATTATATTTTTGACAATTTACAACAAAACACTCAGCAAAGTACCTTTGGCGCACATAACATAGATTACAATGAAATTTGGTGGTTTTTTCCTGTTGGTGACGTAGATCAACTATCACCTAATAAATATATTATTTGGAATTATTTAGATAATTCATGGTCAATTGGTTCATTAAATAGAAGTTCTTGGATAGACCAAGGTGTATTTAATAATCCAATTGCGTGTGATGTTGATGGTTATGTTTACGAACACGACAAAAGAACATTATTTAATTCACCAGGCATAGGTTCTAGGAAACCTTTTTGCACAACAGGCCCATTAGAAATAAGCAATGGTGATCGTGTAGCTCAAGTCAATCAAATTTTACCTGATGAAGAAACAACTACTTTGCCTGGCGTAACTTTAAACTTTAGCGGTAAATTTACCCCATTAGGAGCAACTACAGATTTTGGTAGTTTTACTTTTGAGAGTGATGGTTATATAGATGCTAGATTTTCAGCACGACAAGTACAAATGAAAGTTGAAGGTTCATTAACTCAAGATTTCCAAGTTGGTAATATTAGATTAGACGTTAAAGCTAGAGGTCGAAGATGATAGATCCTGCTAGTAAAACGCAATATATACAAAGAGTTACTAACGCTAAAATTAGTTTAACTACGACCAATGCAACAACTTTATATACTGCACCATCAGGTACGGATTTTGATTTTGCTGTTATTGAATCTATTTTAGTTAATAATAATAATGCTTCTGCAACTACTTTAAATCTTACTTTGACTAACTCAGCTGCTGCGGTATTTAATCTTTATGATGATTTTACAATAGCAGGTAATGCTACTTCAGAATTATTAAGTAGAGATTTAGTTTTACAAGCTGGAGAAATATTAAAAGTTACTGTCAATAATGCCAATAGAATAATGGTAGTAGCTAGTTTAACTGAATATGCAAAAGGTGATTAACAAAGCAGAATGGGAATATGAATGGGAAAGATGCAAGCCATTTATAGAGAAAGCAGTTAAACATCAAGATTCCTATACAATTGACGATATAGAAGATAAAATAAGACATGGATTATTCCATTTGTGGCCAGGTAAAGAATCAGCTTTTGTAACTGAAATCATTATTTTTCCACAAGAAATGATTATGAATTTATTATTTTGTGGTGGAAAATTTGAAGAATTAAAAGATATTTTAGAATCTATAGAGGTTTCAGCAAAAAGTGTTGGCATTAAAAAGTTAATAGGTGGTGGCAGAAAAGGTTGGACAAGAAAATTAAAAGATTTAGGTTTTAAACAAGAATATTTAATTGGTAAAGAAATATGAGTGTAGGAAAACAAAAAGGTAAAAGTTCATCAAGCACAACAGCAAATGTGCCTGATTATTTATTAGACATATATAAAGACATATCAACCAGAGGTTTAGCTGCGGCTGACACTGAATTTACTCCGTACACTGGTGATATGGTTGCTGGCTTTAGTCCAGACCAATTACAAGCTATGCAAGCTACTAGAGGTTTGTTTAGTGAAACTATGGGCCTTGACCCAAGACAAGAATTAGCAAAACTTGCGGCAGCACCCTCCCCTACATTTTCTCCTGTATCTGGTAATGCTGCCGCATCCGTTCTTGATGGTGGTATTTCACAATATGAAGATCCATATATTCAAGGTGTTATTGATCCAGCTTTAGCAGATATACAAAGACGCCAAGATTTAGAACAACAAAGAGCGCAAGATCGCGCTATTAGAAGTGGTGCTTTTGGTGGCTCAAGATCAGCTTTAATAGAAAGTGAAGCAACTCGACCATTTGCCGAAGAAGCTGCACAAACGATTGCAGGTTTACGTTCAGCTGGTTTTGCACAAGCAGCAGGCATGGCTGAATCTGATGCTAACCGCAGGCAAAGACTTATTGAATCCGATCCATTGTTTGCATTAAGATTTAGAGGACAACAAGCTGGTTTATTAGGTGGACAATTAAGTGATCAATACAGAAGTTTAGGTTTATTGAGCGGTATTGGTGGTCAACAACAAAGATTAGATCAAGCTGGATTACAAGCACAACGTGGTGAGTTTGACAGAAGGCTTGGTTATCCTGCTTATCAACTAGGTTTATTAGGAACTGCTGCTGGCGCAATAGGCCCTAATGTTATTGGTCAAAATAAAACTGGCAGAACAAGTCAATTTGGTTTTGGAATAGATTTAGGTGGTGGTGGCTCAGAATCTAACAGCGGTAAAACTTATTTAGAAAGTTTATTTCCTGATACTTTTGGCGCATAAAAAAATTAAAAAATGGCAACACAGCAAGAATTAATAGAAGCAGAAAATAATTTAAGAAACTTAGGTTTGTTAAATAATCAAGGCAGTTTACAACCCAACTTAGGTTTACAATCTAACCTAGGTTTGTTGTCTGCACAAAACCCTATGCAAGCATCTTTACAAAACTCTTTGACAGCGCCAGGTGGTGTTTTTTCTGGAAACACTCCAGGTGGTGCTTTTTCTCAAATGTCAAATAATGCTGTTAATCCTCCACCTAAAAAAAGAGGTGTTGGTGGATTTTTTAGAGATGCTATTGGTTTAGCACTAAATCCTAATTTTGTTGAAAATAGACAAATGAGAGAGCTTATAGATTCTCAAAATGTTCCACAACAAACAAAAGATTTATTAAAATTACTTAGTAGAAACGAACAAATTGAATATTTAACAGGTGTAAATGAAGGCAAAGATAGAAGAATTGTTGTACAAGATGGTATTCAATATTATGTAGATACAGGTGAAAGAGTATTACCCAATGTTATTAATAAAGGCAAAGAATATAAACCGCCATCTTCTTATCAAGAATACACTTTAATAGATGACACTCCAACTCCAAAGGAATATAAAGAATTTTTAATTAATCGTAAAAAAGCTGGCGCGCAAATTATTAATGTAGGCCCTCAAGGACAGCAATTTGGAGATCCCCCTAAAGATACTGCTTGGCAAAGAAATGAATTAGGAGAAGTTGTTATAGATGATAGAGGTATCCCTGTGGCTTTACCAATACAAGGAACAAATTTATTTAGACAACAAGAAAAATCATCAGACCAAAAAGAAAAATCAGGAGATGAAGTGATTGTTACTGGTGGAGTGGTTTTGGGAAATATAGACAGAATAAGAAATAAAATTGAAAATTCTGTATTGCCTACAACTGGAATAGGGGGACAGATGCTTAGAAATATTGGTGGAACTGCTGCATTAGATGTAAGTAAATTACTTGCCCCAATAGAAGCAAGTATTGGTTTTGATAGATTACAAAGAATGAGAGAAGCAAGTCCAACTGGTGGAGCTTTAGGACAAGTAAGTGAAAGAGAATTAGAATTGTTAATGGCTACTTTATCAAGTTTAGATCAAGCGCAAACTGAAGAACAATTTTTAGAATCTTTAGCTTTGATAGAAACAAGGTACACAAAAATTATTAAAAAATTCAATGCTTATCCAGAACAAGCTATGCTTGAAGTTGGATATGTGCCAAGAAACTTAAATCCAGATAATCTTGAAATTGATGGATATATAATTAAACCAAAATAATGCCTACTTTTGAGATTACAGCGCCAAATGGAGAGGTCTTTGAAGTTACAGGCGAAACACAAGAAGGAGCTGTAGCAGCACTAAAAAATTCTTTAAACAGTCAACAAGAATTAATGCCTAACAAATCAAATATATCAGCTTATGAAAAAGACATTGCAGAAAGTGCTAGAAGCGGAATTGTTAAAGGCGGTATTATGGGTTTAGAACTTCCTGAAATGTTAGGCAGAGCAGGCTTAAGACTTGGACAAGAAGGATTGCAAGCAGCAGGTCTTACTGATAGCGAAAATATACCTGTTTTAAATACTAGCACTGGTAAATTTTTAAGAGGATTAACAACTCTTGATGATTACGAACCACAATCTAGAGCTGCAAAATATGCTGGAACAGTAGGAGAATTTATTCCTGCTGCTGTAGGAGGGCCACAAAATGTATTGAGAAGAATGGGTACAGTTACTACAGCTGGAATTGGTAGCGAAGCTCTTGGCCAAGCTTTTGAGGACACAGCTTTAGAAATTCCAGGTAGATTATTTGGTGGTTTATTTGCTCCTGCTACGCTTAGAGGAATTAAAAATAAAACAGTTAATGCTTTTACAAAAAAAGCAAATACACAGACATCTCTTGAGACATTAAGAGATGCAAAAAATGCTTCTTACAAAGCGTTTGAAACCTCTGGTGGAAAATTATCTGTAAGTATGGATGATTTATTTAAAGATATAATTGATGAAACAAAAAAGAATGATATATTTTTATCTTATGCGCCAGACACAAAAGATGGTCAATATATTGATGGACTTATTAAATCTATTCAAAAACACTCAGGTAAAAGATTTAATTTAGCAGAATTAGATAAATTAAGATCTAGTTTATATACTACTTATAAAAATAGTGGCTTTGATCCTAGAGTAAGAGCATTAAGAGATAAGGTAGATGATGTTATTGAAAATACCGCAGCAAGTGGAGATCAAAAATCTTTAAAAATTTTAGAACAAGCTAGAATTAACAATAGAAGTTATAAAAAAGTTGAGTTATTTGATGAACTTATAGAAAAAGCTAAATTACAAACAGCATCAACAGGCTCTGGCGGTAATATTGGAAATAAATATAGACAAGCTTTTGTAAAAATTGTAACTGACAAAAAAAATGCAGCTAAATTTGATGAAAAAGAATTGCAAACAATGAAAAAATTAATTGAAGGAAATATTCCAGATAATGTTTTTAGATTACTTGGAAAATTATCTCCTACTGGAAATGGATTAATGACATTTTTAAATTTAGCAGCGGTTATAGAAGACCCATCATTTATTATAGCAACAGCAATTGGCACAAGTTCAAAAATAGTATCTGATAAAAGGTCTAATAAGGCTATACAAGATATAAGAGAATTATTAGCTCCTGGAATGAATAAAGGAGAAAAATTTTCAAATGAAGAAATTAGAACTTTGATAGGATTTTCAGCAGGGTTAGACAGAGAAACAGAAACAGAACAACAAACTCCAATAGAATAAAAACCTTGCACTAAACCATGGCTCGTACCAGCGAAAGGATTGGCAAATCAGGCGAATACATGACCGCAGCTTTACTGTCCTTAGAATCTGATACGGTTTCAATCATTCCACATGGCTCTACTTCTGACATTGTTTTTGAAATAGATAATGTTATTTACAAATGCCAAGTCAAAACTAAAACTAAAGAACGCGCTAACATTTCTAAACACACTGGTCGCAAGTACGATAAAGGTTGGCAGTTTGATTTGCGTAGAGGTAAGGCAGTAAAAGATAGAAAGTACAAAGAGGGTTCAATTGATCTTTACGCTTTGTATTGTGTGCCACATCAAACCATAGTTTTCTTACCAGCAACTAGAAAATTTACCAAAATAACTTTTACCGATGAAGAAATGCAAACAGTTAATTCACACGAAAGTTTTAAAGAAGCAATAAAAGATTTGCAAAAACATAAAAAATAATTATATACTCATTAGCACACAAAAAACCTACAGGAGAATGTATGGCTAAAACAGTAAATGATTTGTTTAATCTTTATACAAAAGATTTAACCAGGCGCAATGCTAAAACTATTAAACAAATAACCAAGCTTTATGAATTTAATTTACAAGGGCCTTTAGGCGATAAATTAATTACTGAAATAGTTAGAGGTGAGATAGCAGAAACACACTTTAATATTAGTGATAGATCCAAAGCTACTGCTAACAAATGTCTGGGTATTTTAAAAGCAATGTTTAATCTGGCTATTACTTTATCTTTTATAGAAAACAATCCTGCTACACACATACCTAAGAATAGAGATAACAAAAGAAAAAGATATTTAACCAACGAAGAATTAATTAAAGTTACGGATTTATTAGATCAATTAGCAGTTAATCCATTACGTACTGAAAGCTGTAATTTTATTTGGTTATTAATATTAACAGGCTGTCGTAAAGGTGAGCTAAGTAAAGCCAAGTGGACAGACTTGCATGACAATATGTTAATTTTAAAAGAACACAAAACAGATAAGTCAGGTGAAGATAGAATTATCCATTTAACAACTCGTGCTTTAAACATCATAAACAGCCTAGATAAA